TGGATAATCAAATCTAAAATGATAGTGGAATCTTCCTGGACGATTCACCAAAAAGTCACTAAGATTTCTAAGTTCATTACATGTGATAACGAATAATTTCTTTCCGTCGTATAAACCATCAAATAAAGTAAGCAGCTCCGTCTGCGGATCCGCCGCTCCATCAGGCGCTTTAATTCCTCCGAATGTTTTGTCATATTCATCGAACATTACCATTACTTCTTGATTAATAGATGCAATGAAATCTGCAATTCCAGGAATATAGCTATCAACAATAAGAACTGGAATGTCTCTTTTAATAGCCTCAGTAGCAAGAATTTTCGCAAATAAAGATTTTCCAATTCCCTTATCTCCGGAAAGGATTACTCCTAAATTCTTATCAAAATAAGGAAATGCATTAAGAACTTTGTTTGCTTTACTCATATGAATCCCATAGATTTTATTTTCTCTTACAACAATATCCGTATGTTTATCAAGAAAGAATCCAGAGTTTTTTGAAAACGATACTGAATATGCTTGAGCCGGAAGTTTGTCAAATACTTCGAGTTCATCATTATAAGCTTGGTATGTAGTTCCAATTTTAATTACTTTCATGTTTCTTCTCCTTTATTTTCATTATATAAACGGCCCTGGAAGGATTCGAACCTTCTCCGCAATAGTCAAAATATTGTGTGCTGCCATTACACCACAAGGCTAAAATGTTTATGCTAAGTTTATATTTTACAGTATCAAAATCTTTTTTTATGTTACCTACAAGATGATGTCATCTCATAGGTAACATTGTTTAATTCTTTGTATCTATGTTAAGTTTATATTTTACAGTATCGAGAGTTTTAAAAAGCAGTCCCTCATTCGACTGTATATGTATTATAGCACATGTATATCACATTGTCAACATGAAATTTATAATTTACAGTATCAATTTTTAAAATACATTTTCACTTGTACAATTGATATTTTTTGCTTATAGTATGAGCAATATCATCTGGAAGGGGACGGAACCATATTCCAACAATAGTAGTTCCATTCTCTTCTTCTGGCTCTAGCTCAGTAAAACAACAGTCTGCAATTATACCATAATCTCTGTCTTCAATAAGCCCTAGATCATTTGCGATATCCTTTGCTTTAAGTAGTTTGTTCTTATTCTTTGCTCCGCATACTGTTTTTACAAAATTTCCGTCAATATACTGTTCATATTCCTCTTTCGGAATATATACAGTAGATTTGTAATGCGTAATATCATCAGAATCCGCCGGGACTTCCCTTACAGGAAGCCCTATAGCATTGAAATTCATCTCGATCGGAGTAACAGGCTTGATCAATCTTGTATAATATGCCTCCACACAATGCATCAACATTGCAGACAATTTGCCTGGACTTAGGTTAAGATCTTTTCTTATTATAAATAATCTTCTATATCCCATAAACATACCTCAACGTTTCTTCTCATCAGAATCGTTTACAATTTGATCAATCTTATCAACAATATAATCCACTACATCTTCACTTGACTTGCCAATTTGGTCAATGTTATCCGGAGTAAGCTGATCCACTACAGCAATCGTATATATAGTTTCTTTTGATGGTATTAATGCAGCAGATATACCAGAAATCATAAAAATAATTCCAAATATAATTACAATTTTATCTAATTTCTCTTCATCGAGAAGACGAAATACTGCAACTATAAAAGTACATGCAGCAATCAATACACATATAAGTTGTATATTTTTTGATATTCCAGCAAAATATATCAACCATGGATTAATAATTTGCTCCATAATTACACCTCTTATTTCGCTTTAGATTCCACTTCACTTGCAATCTTCTTAACAACAAGACGTTTCGCAGCTAGTTTTAGACCAAATCCTAGATCAAATTTATCTCCTTCTTCTTCATTACAGGATGCCATAGCACTTAATGCACCGGATCTAACCTGTACTCGCTTTCCATTATGTCGATACTCAAATTTCAAATCTTTTTTACTTTTAGAGAACGGATCAACATAATAGTAATATGCAATTTTCCAGACAGACCATTTCGGCTTCTTAAGATTTTTCTTCTCAACCTTCATATCATCAGATACCAAAAGCGTATAAATTTCCGTTAGAATTTTTGCAATATCTTCTTCAAATGCAGCATCCATCACATCTGAAAATTTCATATCACCCAATGCCTGAACTCTATCAATTTTACTTTCAACCATATCTTATTTCTCCTTTTTATCTCTACTAAAAAATTTCTTATAAATATAATGACCTGTGCAACATCCAACAATGAAAATCGTTACTGCGATTACAGCAAATGTTCCAACATTCAATACAATCATTTTATTTTCCTTTCCTTGCTTTTAACTCCTGCAGTTTCTTATCAATGGCCTCATCTTTCATCTTCTTATCAAGACGTTTCTGCTGTACATCTGCGGACGCATCAAATGCTGCTTTTGTACCATCCGCAGCCTCTTTTTGCTTTTTGATACCTTCACGAACAACTTCAAGCATTTTGTCTTCTTCCTTGTCTGAAGCACCAGGAGTAACCTGTAAGGATTTTGTAACCTGTGCCGTTTCAAGAGTAAGAATTGCCTTATCCTTTTCAGATTTAAGATCATTTACCGCCTGAAGCGCACTGTCAAGCATTTCCTTTTGAGCGGTTGCATTAGATCTAAGCTCTTTAAGTGTATCTTTTAAAACAACAATCTTATCTTCTGCATCCTGCTGTTTCTTCAAATATACTTTAGCCCCTTCATCGTCTCCTTTATCAATACAAGCGTTGATATTTAAATTAAGCTGCATATTTTCTTTCTGTAATGCTCGAAGCTGTTCCTCATAAGAAGTGATCTTACCAAGCATCTGTGTATAGATCTGATTTGCCTTATTATACTGATCCTTTTTAGCATCAATAGCTTCGTTATAATAAGCTTTTGCCCCTTCCGGGGTGGAGGCATCTTTAATGATAGCCTCCGTTGCTGTACCTGTTGCCCTTGTTTTTACTCGTTTCCCCGTTTTACTTCTGAAAAAGAAAAACGCTGCAATGATAATAACAATTAATAATACTGCTCCAAATGTAATTTTCATGATTAATCCCTTCCCTCATCAATGTCAAGACCGAAATTCTTAAACAATTCTGTCATTCCTCCGGTATATCCTGATCCAAGCGCCTGGAATTTAAATCCATCTCCGTATTTATAAAGTCTTCCCATCTCTACAGCATTCAGATTTTCAAAATTCTCATTCTCAGACAGATCATATTCGTACTTATCTCCGTCTGGATTATCATAATCACAGATCATCATAGTTGCATTACTTACCATACCAAAATTCTGAAGACGCTGTACCGCTCTGAAAATAGTAAGACAAATGGTAAAGTCTGTTTTATTTTCTGGGAACTGATCCGCATGAATAATAAAGTACTCATCATAATGCTTTCCATTAAACATCATGCCCTGAGAATCATTTCCAGTAAGATTATCTCCGGAATAATCAACCCATGGATAAGCAGATCCGTCTCCGTATGTATTATAATTTACTAAATCTCCAGGATAGGTAACTTTTCTGTCTGTATTAGTTAAGAATCCATTAATATCAAAATCAATATCTGCCTCTCCGGAATAACGATTCTGATCCCAGTTCACACCAATAAAGAAATTTTTTACTGCTGATCCATCTTCTTTTGTCATACTGATTTTCTGATTTTTACTCATATTAATTGTTGCCATAATCTTAATCTCCTTTAATTTGCGTTATTTATATATAATTTATTATTTACAGTATAGAATTATTTTTTATTAAGCCAATCTTTATACTGACGAAGAATCTCTGTATACAGCTGCTCATCAGTCATTTTGTTCATGTCTTTTACTGCCGTAAAACCAGTATTGTCATGTTTTCTGCCTTCCATATGATCTAAAGATCGAAGATAATTAAAACTTTCATCTCCAATTCCAATAAACTGTACAAACATATTGTAATTAGAAAGCTCTTTCACAATTTTATTTGTTTCGTTTGTATCCCAATTTTCTCCATCTGTAATAAAAATGATAAACGCCGGAACTTCGCTTGGTTCAATATCTTTATAATAAGAAACCATTTCCTTTAATACGGGTGCATAATTAGTCCCGCCCATACTCATATTTGCTTTATTCATTACTTTTCTTACGTATGTTGAATAATTGTCTTTTGTAACAGCTGCAAGTCTTTCGCTTCCGTTGGAAAATAACCAACTTTCAAGTTCACCATTATCGTCAAATCGAAGAGCAATTGGTAACAGTCGAGAAATTGTTTCCTGAACAGATCCATTACGGAAAAGATTGCTCATGCTTCCGGAATAATCCATGGCTAGTGCTACTCTCGCTACATGTTTTGTCATGTCAATTTTGTTATCTTTTGACATATTAATCAGGACAGTGTTTAAATTCTCTTCATGTTTTGACATATCAATTGGCATTACAGGAGAATTTGGCTCCTCATCATTCTTTTCTGTTGTAATCTGCTGTGTTACCATGCTTCCTGTTGAACCATTTTCTTTCTTCCCAAATAACTTTCCTAAAAATCCCATTTTCTATTCTCCTTATTTCTTATTAATCATTGTCTTTTCAATCAAACGTGCAACCAAAGTGCCAATAACAATACAGAATGGAAGCCCAAATACAATTCCCCACTGATATAAACTAAGTGCTGTAGTCTGTACAAATCCACCTACCACATTACATAACAGAAATGTCATTACAAAGATTCCAATTGCAATATAAATGAACAGTTTATTCTTTCCAATTCCTTTGAATAAATTGATACTATCTGTTCGAATTAAGAATCCATTAAATACTGCCATGATACAAAGTGAGGCAAATCTTGCGGTCATCGCTGATGCATCTGTTGTAAATACATTATCAAATCCAAATATAATAATTCCGAATATAAGAATAAACATAGCAGTTGTAGAAAGTATTCTTGCCATTGCACCATTGATAAATAATCCAGATCCTTTTCTTAATGGTCTCTCTTTCATGTACTCTTCTTTCGGTGGCTCTCCGCCAAAACTCAGAGAATTCAGAGAGTCCATGATGATATTGACAATGAGGATCTGTACTGCTGCCAGGAACGGGCTTCCTCCAGAGATAACCGGATATAACATACTCATAATAAGTAATGATATATTAATTGGAAGCTGGAACTCAAGAAACATCATAATATTATGCATAAATGTTCTACCAAGCTCTATGCCTTTTACAACACTTGCAAAGTTGTTGTCTGTAAGAATAATATCTCCTGCTTCCTTTGCTACATCTGAACCGGCCTGCATTGCGAAACCAACATCTGCCTTTTTAAGTGCAGGGGAATCATTTACACCGTCACCTGTCATAGCGACAGACATCCCGGCGCTTCCTTCAGACATTCCAACTCCAACAGACATCCCTGTATTCTGTGCTATATTGACGAGACGAAGCTTTGTGTTTGGTGAACATCTTGAGATTACTGTAAGCTTTGGAAGAATTTCTCTTACCTTTTCATCCGTCATAGCTTCAAATTCATCATTGGTAACAGCTAAGTCTCCTGCTCTGTAAATACCTGCTTCCGTTGCTACAGCTTTTGCTGTTTCAAGGCAATCACCAGTGATCTCAATAACCTGGATGCCTGCGTTATGTGCTACTCTGACCGCCTCTGGCACTTCCGGTCTAATCGGATCAACAACACCAATCACACAGAGAAAACTCATATTGTCAGGAAGATCATTTTCTTTAAAGCTATCAGACATAGTTAATACAATACAACGCATTGCTTTTTCTGTCATTCCTTTAATATATGATCTGAGTGCGTCCTTTTTAGTTTCTCCGAACTCGTCTACGTAACCATCAGGATGAATAAAATGAGTACATCCATCAATTAACTTCTCTGGTGCGCCTTTATAAAATGTTACAACATTTTCACCATTGTCTACCATAATGGCCGAATATTTGTTTTCACTACTGAATGGCTGTTTTGCCTTGACTGTAAATCTATTCTTAACACCGGAAGCATCCGTTGAAGAATACATACCAAGTACAGCACGATCAATAGAGTTACCGCCAGTAATATTTCCATTAGAATCAAATTCTGCACTATTATTCAGGCAAATATTATTCATAATCAAATCATTAAGCACAGATTTTGAATTCATAATATTCTCACATAATCCGTTTACCATTGTCTTCGGAGTCATTACTCCAGTGGTGAGAGTTCCTGTTTTATCAGTACAAATAAGATTTACGTATGCAAGCTCTGGAATCTTTCCTGGATTTTTGGCCAGGATATTAAATTTTTCCATAGTACTTACATTTTGCTTTGTGACAAGTTTAATAATAAGTGGTAATCCCTCCGGAACCGCAGCAACAATGATCGTCAATGCATTTGCAAAGTTCTGTGCAATTTTCTGTATAGTCTCAAGAACATCTCCTGAAAAATACTGTTTAACTCCTCCAACACTCATAACTCCGGATACAGTCATTACAACAAAAGCAAGAACTGCTGCAATTGTTCCCCACGTGGAAATAAAATCGCACAGATTATCAATTGCAATATCAAGAGCTGTTTTTGGAGCTTCAAGCGTCTGCATCTTAACAAGTGTGTCTCCATTGACTGTATTTACACCAACATCCGTCACAAGCATTTTGCCTTCTCCGGAAACTACTGTAGTACCTGAAAAAAGACAATTTTGATTTGTATATGTATCTGTAGATGTTGATTTAGTATAAACAAATCCGTCTATTGGAGTCTTTACACATTCCTTTGTTTCTCCATTAATAGCTGCATTATTTACAGAAATCTTCCCTTCGACGATGTATCCATCTGCAAAAATTTCTTGACCAGTTCTGATGATTGCAAGATCTCCAACAACAAGGTCATCCTTATTAATTGTTTGTAATTTTCCATCTCTAATTACATCACAATATTTTAAAGAAACCTTATCCCTTAAATTTTTCATTGCTTTCTGGACACCCAGATTAGTTCTTACAGTAAGTCCTACGCAAAGCCAAACAACAATAATAATCATAACAGGATCACTTAGAGAAGATACTCCTAAAACTGCTAATACAATGTTTATTATTGCTAAAGTAAGCAATAACATTAACGTCCGATCCCCGAATAATCCTTCTTTTACAAAGGTCCACCATGTTTTCATTGGTGGTTCGGGTAACTTGTTACTCCCATGTAATCTTCGGCTCTCTTCGACCTGTTCATTTGATAAACCGTTCTTCATTTAAAATTTCCTTTCTATTTCTTCTAGTATTCTGTAAAGCTTTCCCAGCTTTCCAGTGAATCTATATATTATCATCACTACTGCGTACATAAAGGTTATAAAAAATACTATGAAAACTAATATTCCCATTAATACCAATACAAAGTACGCAGTAAGTAATGTAATATTTAACAACTCTGTGATCAATATCATGCCTTAAGCATTGCCTGCAGCTCCTCAATAGACTTACCGGCAAGCTCCTCATTCTGTTTGCGTTCGATCAGTTCAAGCAGTTTCTGATTGTATTCCTTTTTATCTTTTGCCTGAAGCCGCTCTTCAATCTCTTCCTGCTTAAATTTGACAATGTATTTTACAATCTGAATCTTATTCTCAAGTTCCTGGTCCTCTGCTGTTTTTATCTGAAGAAGACTCTCTTCGTCATTCTGTTTTTTCTGTTTGTTGAGAGCTTTAAATACAGAATCAAGATCTTGCAATTTCAGATCCCAAAGATCTTCTACAGAAATCATTCCTTTAAATGGGAAACGATATTTCTCTTTTGTGGCCGCTTCAAAAATGTTTGTGATTGTCATAATTTTTATCTCCTTTATTTTAAATTATTTACATTAAGTTTATATTTTACAGTATTGAATCAAAATTTAATCTTCAATACTCTTTCTGTATTTCCTTTGACTTTTACAACCAAATCATTTCTTTTTGTAAGACTAAAACCTACACCAGAAAGCTGATCGTCCACATCTTTTACATGAGCTTTTGCTCCAAGTGCTTCAAATACTCTTTTGTGTTTTTCAAGATCTGATTTAAGGAATTCATTATAAAAACCATTCGGCTCTTCCGGATTCACGCAATTCTTTAACATAAAGAACAGATGCTGATGTCCAATTCCCTTTTGCTCATCCCAATAATTCGGAGAATAACACACAACAGATACAGGAACAAACTGAAGAGTTTTAATTCCCCATACATCCTTACTTACAGTAGCACAATTTCCGGAAAGTTTATCTACTACTTTGAAGTTTCCTTCATTATCAAGAATTACTTCAGCAACACCTACATCTCCGCGTACTGGATGATTATACTCATAAGAATGAATTTCTCCATTTACTTCAATCTCGGCTTTAAATCCCTGAGAATTTCTATACGAATACTGATTTACATAAAATCTATATGTACCAGGAATCATATTTGCTTTTGATGGGAAAGTAATATTTTCAACTGCAACACCTTTGCTTGCCCTACACTGATCAAGTGGATGTGTGATATCAATGTCGAGATTTCCATTTGTGCGTCTTGATACCTTATGACCAAAGTAAATATGATCTCCGCGTCCTGGTTCTATGCAGTGGGCGTCAAGGTCTGAATTGTCTTTCCCATCTCCGTCATTCCACTGAATGGAAAATCTTACAACACCTGTTACAGATCCGCCAGCTGCCTTTACATTTTCCTTGATATCGGAATCAGTAATGTTTCCGGTATAAGCCCAAGAAAATCCGTTATCCCATTTAAACATTGTTTTTTCTTCTTTGTTCTCTGGAGCAATCAAAGATACCATGTTCTGTACATGTTTGTTCTCAAGATATACTTCGAGTTCCTTTGCAATTGGAAGCACATTCTTAATAAAGTCTTCTACAGAAATCTCTTCTACTCTCGTAAATTTCTTTGGATCAATAGCTACTTCACTTTCCATCTCATCAAAAAGATCCATAGCTCCGGAAATTCTCTTTGCTGAATCTTTATTAGAGAACAGGATATTATTCACAGTGATATCGTCTAATGTCGCAAATCTTCTCTGCAGCGCACCCATATATCCAAGTTCTGTAATAGTTTTCTTTGCATCTTCAAGCATCTTCTTAGTAAAAATTGCTTTCGGACGTTTATAATTTGCAGGAGCTACGATCTGCTCATATTTCTTTACTGCTGTATCGAGTTCCATTCCTTCAGAAATATTCACAAGTAATGTTCCAATACTGTGATTACGGATTTTACCAATAACAGCTCCAGCTTCAATAGATTTCTCCCAGGCATATAAGTCTTTCTCTCTGCCTTCGTTCATTTCACTGTATTCTTTCTGATATCTTTTAAATTCAGTAAGAGGTTTCTTCCACTCCGCTCCCTTGTATAATGAATTCTGCGCGATCAGCTCCAGAACTGTTTCTGTCGCTTCAATAGAAATCTCATCTAATGATCTTTTAAATACATGTTTGATTGCATTGTAATTTCCTTTTACAGTATCTTTAGTTTCATATCCTGTATAGATGAATTTCTTTGGGATATTCATAAAGAAATGATCGTATGTATTAACCTCTCCGGTTGGAAGCATTTCTCTGCTTTTCTTTGTTCCGATCACAGCTTCGTCTCTTACATATACTCCGTTAATAAAACACTTCTTAATATACAAATCCATTACTTTTGCTACTACTGAATATGTTCCGTCATTAATATTGAGATTCCAAATAGTATCTACCTTTCCATTTTTGATAGTTACTACATTGCCAAGATCTCTAATAAAATGTCGGCAGCAGCTGCAATCATACTCTCTTCTCTTCCTATAAATGTTATTTGTTCCATCCGGAAATGAATCGAGATATAAATTGTAAAATCTTTCTGGATCCACATTAACAGTAAATAATACTTTTGCATCCTTTGTCATCTCTGTAAAATGTTTCTGCATCTCTTTTACAAACTCTGTAAATTTCATGTTTTTCTCCCTTTCTTTTAAATACAGTACTTTAAGTAAAGTTTATATCTTACAGTATTGAATGATATTAATATATCACCTTTAATCGTGATTGTCAATATAAAGTTTATAATTTACAGTTTCAAATTTTATTTTATAACTGACAGTATTCATCTTCACTTATAATAGGTATGTTTAATTCAGCAGCCTTTTTATTTTTACTTGATCCACTTTCTTTATCATTTGTGATCAGATAATCAGTTGCTTTGGTAACTCCAGACACCACTTTCCCTCCTTTTGATTCAATGTCTGCCACAAGAGCATCGCGATTTTCAAATTTATGCAGCTTGCCTGTGATACAGAACTTCTTTCCGTTTAATACTGTATTTGCAGTTGTGCTTTCAACTGTATCATCTTGAAATATAAATTGCGATGCTAAAGCGCATACATAATCATGATTCTCTTTAAAATAATTATGGATTGAGTTATTTCTTTCTATTCCCAGTCCTTCAATATGTGTAAAATTATAATTTTCCACTACATCAATTATAAATGTATTAATAGGTTCTAATAAGTTTGCTTCTTTTGTCCTTATTCTTTCATGTTTAGCAATGTCTTTGGCTGCTCTGCTTCCAATAAGAGGAATGTTCAGTCCAACAATAAATTTTTCAAGAGTTGTGTTCCTACTATCTTCAATTGCCTTGAGTAAGTTACTGATCTTTTTCGCTCCCATTTTAGGTAAATATGCAAGCTGCTCTTTCTTTTCTTTTAAATGGTACAGATCAATAGGAGATTCTACTAATCCTCTCTGTATCATAAGACTTAATGTTGCCTCAGATAACCCATTGATATCGTGTGCTTTTTTCCCTACGAAAGCACAAAGTTCACCCAAAAGCTTTCCTTTACACTGAGCATTCATACACATAAGAACTTCAGAGTCTTTTTCTTTTAATACAGCAGTAGCTTCTCCGCAAATAGGACACGTTCTAGGAATTTCAAACTTATTTCCTTCAAAAGCTCCGTATCCCCTTGTAAGATTTCCAGAAATCTGTGGGATTATTTGGTTTGCTTTATATACGGTAATTAGATCTCCTTTATGTAAACAAAACTCTTTAAAGATACTTACATTATGTAGACTTGCTCTACTTACTGATGTTCCATCAATTTCAACCGGATCGAATATTGCAGTCGGTGTAAGCACGCCGGACTTACCCATGGTCCATTCAATATCTTGCAGTGTAGTCTCATATTCTTCATCATAGAATTTATATGCAAGAGAATGTCTTGGAAATTTATCCGTCACACCAAGCGACAAACCATAAAGAATATCATCATAAGTTACTACCATTCCATCAATAGGATAACTATACTCTTCTGCAGCCATCCTCAAACATCCAATAGTGTCCTCCATTGGATTATGAGTATCTACGGCATATATATATGGTACAATATCAAACCCTAATTCCTTTGCTTTTTCTAGTCTCTCATTAAAACTGTTAATCTGTTCCATCCCGGCTGGAACTTTCCATACAACAAATTTTACATGGCGCTGTTTTGCAATTTTACTGTCAAGTTGTCTTACGGATCCCGAAGCAAGATTACGTGGATTTTTATATTTGGCATCTGGATCTTTAATCTTTGCATTGATTTTTTCGAAGTCATCATATGTAATAATTGCTTCTCCTTCAATCTCTACATGTCCAGGAAGATTGATATGAAGAGGAATATTATCAAATACCTTTGCATTATGTGTAATTAATTCTCCCACCGATCCATTTCCGCGTGTCTCAGCACGAATCAATTCTCCGTTTTCATACGTAATAAGACAAGTTAAACCGTCCATCTTACACATTAATACAAATTCCTTATCTCCGATGAATTTTTTTAGCACATTCACATCTTTTGTTTTATCTAACGACATCATAAGATGACTATGTGCTGTCTTCACTAATTCACTTTTGACCTCATATCCTACATGTTGCGTAGGAGAATTGCTCAAGACGATTCCAGTTTCCTTTTCCATATTTAAAAGTTGATCATACTTCTGATCAAATTCATAATCAGATACCAGATTTTCAGATCGATTGTAATAAGCATCGCAATACTTATTTAATTCTGTTACAAGTTCTTTCATTTCTTCTA